GGTAGATATGGCTACTTATATTATTGTAACCATTATCTTCCTCATTATCCTAATTCCAGCTTTAATAGCAGGCGGAGGTTTTTACCTGATAACAAGTTGGATAGGTTTAGCCAACAAATTAACTTACGAAGGCAAGGCAATCATAAAAATAATTACATCAAGGAGTGAGCAATGATTGATCAAAAGTATCTAAATACAGAACAGGCAGCTAAGTATTTGAGCGTTACCGAATACACTATGCGCAAGTATGCAAACGCTGGATTGATTCCGTATTACCGGCCAGGTGGCAAGGGAATGTTGTTTGACAGAGCAGACCTTGACAATTTTGTTCTCAAAAGCAAGGGGAAATGATGGATACCGCTCCACGCTCATGGTTCAAACATTCATCGGACAGTTTGAGTGAGCCAGACATAAAGCGGGTAAAGCAGAAATTTGGCAAGCTGCAAGGATATGCCATGTATTATATTAGCGTTGAACTAATGATAAAACATGGCGGACACATTAAAGAATGTGACTTGGATCTGTTTTGTGAGGATTATGGTCTTGAAGCAAACGAGCTTTCAGAGTTCTTTAGGTTCTGCCTTGATTCTGGGGTATTTACGTTATCTGAAAATGGCTATACTTGTGAATTGGCAGATTTTACTATTAACAAAAGAAACTACATTAAAACCATAGCAAGCGAAGCAGGCAAAAAAAGCGCAGAGGCACGGCAAGAAGATTCAGATCCAGAGCCGAAAAAGCCAAAGCAGCCAAGTCTGGCACCTGAGATCATAGAGCATTGGAACGCTAACGCAAAGGCTCTTAGGTGCAAGAAGCTCACAAGCGACATTGAGAAAGCTGTTGCCAAACGTTGCAAAGAATACACGATAGACGAGATAAAGCAAGGAATAGAAAACTATCATAGCGTTCTGAATGATCCAGCCTGCTTTTTTAGCTACAAATGGAATTTGGGAGAGTTCCTGAGCCGTGCAAATGGCTTTCCGGTGTTTGCCGGTGATCGGGATGAGATAATTGACAAATATCGCAAATCAGTGGGCAAGAATGCCAATCCAGAACAGCCAAAAAGTCGCAAAGAATTATTGGAGGCCTACAAATGAAATATCCAGATTGGTATCAGAAAAACGCAAAGCTCTGCGCATATATAGAAGAGCTTGCTGCGAAGGACAGCTTCGCTATCCTGCTTACCGGCAAACCAGGATGCGGAAAAACCGCGATAGCCGAGATTGTATTTGATCACATTTATGCGATGTATAAAAACGATTCGCGATTTTCGTATGTTGCGATCAGCGCAGACAAAATGTATAGCAATTACATGGCGGCAATGAATCAATCCGGATCAGAGCGAACCGCAGCGATAGAAAAAGCGGAACGCTATTTAATGTATGATCTCGTTTTGCTTGATGAACTCGGTTGCGAGATATCGTCAGACGCCAGCGCGTCCTATTTTGCGCGGGTGTTTTCGATGCAATACGAAGCGTGGAAGGACGGCAAGCGAAATCGCGTCATTATCACTACCAACCTGAACATCGAAGGTATCGCCAGCGTGTATGGATCGCGTGTAATGGATCGCATTGCCGAGTTTTACCATGTCATAACGTTGACGAACGATTCATGGCGCATGAAGAATCTGAAGCAAGTGCGGTTTTAGGAGGTGACATGAAGAAACAACGAGATCCGCAGGGCAATGTAGTGCACAATCCTTCATGTGTGTGGTGTAACGGTAGCGGGTTCACACATGTTCCGGATTATAGTATAATAGGCGAATGTGGATATTATTATCGCATAATGGCGGGAGATGTGCCGCAGCATGCAGTGCGTATGTGCTATTGCCACGAGTGCTATCCTGAGCCACCGGTACGCAAGGGCGAAATTCGCTATCCAAATCTTCTTGACCACATTGACGCTGTCAAGGCTCGCGGAATTCCCGGCGAGATGGATGTGTTGATTGCCGTTTTGCGCTACGGTTTCGCAATGCGAGATCGCAAGCACCTGGCAGAAAAAATGATAAACACAATAACAAAATAAAGGAGAATGACAAATGATTAAATTTGAAGAACATGATGGGCTGATATTCAAGATGCTGGATAAGCCTGTGCCATTAACACAAGTAATGTTTTGTGCAAGATACATTGAAAGCCTTGAAGCGGAGAATGCCAAGTTGGAGAAACTTAACAGCGCAGCGTTAGAGCGGTTATCCTATCATGCGTGTCCTTCGGTTCCGAGTCGCAATAATTATGGTCAGCCATGCAATGATAGCGATGATTGTGTCGCCTGCTGGCGAGAATACCTTGGAGGCAAAGATGAGTGACCTAAAACCATGTCCATTTTGCGGTGGGAATGAAGTCCAGCGGAAAGATGAGAAATAAGCGGCTTGCATGGCTTTTTGATGAGGCCATTGCGACTCTAAAAGAATACGAGCCGGCAGAAGGCTATTATGTCGCTTTTAGCGGTGGCAAGGACAGCATCGTGATGCTTGATCTGGTGCGTCGATCTGGCGTAAAGCATGACGCGCACATGAACATTACCAGCGTTGACCCGCCAGAGCTGACGGCATACGTAAAAAAATACTATCCTGATGTTGAGCGCCATCGGCCAGAAAAAACAATGTTCCAGCTAATCCTAGAAAAACACATGGTGCCGACGGTAAAAGCGAGATATTGTTGTGCTGTGCTAAAGGAACGCGGAGGCACAGGCAGGACAGTTATCACCGGAATCAGGAAAGCTGAGAGCCACCGCAGAAGCAAAAGGAACATGTTCGAGATTAGCAAAACTGATAAAAGCAAAAAAATGATCCATATAATCTTGGACTGGAAAGACAATGACGTTTGGCAGTATATCCGAAGTCTCGGCCTGCCATATTGCGAATTGTATGATCAAGGATACACACGCATCGGTTGTATAGGCTGTCCGCTGGCAAGCTACAGATGCACGCGGAGAGATTTCGCCAGGTATCCAAATCATTACGCAGCGTATCTGAATACCATCAGGAAATCGCTACATGAAAAGCCATCAAAGTATTTCGGCACTGATGCCGAGACATTTATAGATTGGTGGATCAGCAACGTTTCGATCAATAAATATTTAGGAATGAAGGAACAAAGAGACTTTTTAATAGAAGGAGAAGAAACACAATGAAAACCAATGTCAAATTATTTCTCATCTTTCCGCTCCGTCGCCGCCAAGTCTTGCATTGTTTTGATATTAGTCATTTATCACTCCTTTGATCTGTCATTTTACCTCCAGTTTGTGGACAATGTGTCAACATACTGGCATCACGTCAAGAGAAATATTCCTGGCTTAACATCATCATTTGTATTGGGTGGCGATAATCGAAGGAGACAACCCATGCGAAAGTTGAAACGAAAAAACTGGAATAAATAGAGTTAACAAAAAAAGTTTTATGCCGTAAGTCTTGACACCATAACAACTTACGGCATTGAGCTAAAAAAAAAGACAAAAAAGTGAAAAAACTTCTTGACAAAATACCGGCATTGATTATCTTGTACACATATAGAGTGAGCCACCCCGAAAGGGAAAAATAATGGCAAGCTAAAAAAGGAGATACCATGAAAGACCAAATGAAAGCCATGACAGACACACAACTCACAGAGCTGATCGCCGCGGCAAAAGCGGAACTCGCAAGCCGCACAGTGAAACGCCCGGAGCCGATCCGGTTCCATGATTTTTTCGAGGCCGACCGCTATAACGGCGGATGGTGCAAGACCGTGAGTGGTCTGGACAAATCCAAAAACAACGGATATTCTATCCTGGGTAACTTCGTAGATGCCCACCTGATGGGAATTCGGAAGCCCGGATTGTATTTGGATTGTAACATAGACGGTAGCCGGAAACACCCAAGAAAGAATTACAGGCTGTTCCGCTACGATGGCGATACCGTGACAGTCCTCCACACGCTGGAAGACGGCGGCAAAGATTGGGCTGTAAGGCTCTGGCCAGAAATAGAAAAAGAATTATGAAAAGGACGCCAATCCAATAGGAGAGATCAAATGAAATATTCAACTAAAAGCCACTATGTGTATGTCCCAGGGGGGATATACGGGAACGCATACAGCAAAAATAATGGCAAGCTAAAAAGGAGATACAATGAAAACCATTTATGACCACCAACTTTACGCCGATCTGGAAAAAAAACCAGAAGGGATGAAGAAACTGAATCAGGATGCTGTGTTCATGATCTGCTTTGCCCAAGGGCAGGATCATCTGATCGCCCGCAGAGAGATTGATTTTACCTACTGTCCTACATTGTGCAAGAGCTATCTTAAAACAAGCGAATGCACTCCTAATCAGCTTAGGAGGCTTATGAGGCATGGCAAGAACCAAGACTTTAGCTTCAGCTATAACGGGGAGCTGATAGAGAACTGGATAGTAGATTTTAACGAGATGGCACCAAGTGTAGCGAAGATCATCGTGGATGACAAGTTCCCTGGTTACGAGGATGAAGATATGCCGGAAGGGCACTCACCTGAGCGGGGGGTGGACGAATGAAACTGATCGGTGTGTTATTTACCCGGCTGGGCGGGATATCCCGCCTGGCCTTCGTGTATCGCTGCCAGGATGGCAGCATAAAAAAAATACCGGCTGGAATATGCCGGAAAGGAGAACAACAATGAAACACACAAGAGATTCAATCGTTGCAATAATTTGCGAGTGCAGAAAGAACGGCACAGGCATAGTCTTGCGAGATGCAGACCTACGAGGGGCTGACCTGCTATGGACTGACCTACGATATGCAGACCTACGAGGGGCTGACCTGCGATGGACTGACCTACGATATGCTGACCTGCAAGATGCTGACCTGCAAGATGCTAACCTACAATGTGCTGATCTGCGAGGGGCTGACCTGCGAGATGCTGACCTACGAGGGGCTGACCTGCGATGGACTGACCTACGAGGGGCTAACCTACAATGTGCTGATCTGCGAGGGGCTAACCTTGACTTTGCTGGTTACGAACTAAGTTGCAAAACCATAGGCATTAAAGCTGATAAGCGATTAGTTTCTCAGTTGCTATATCACCTTTGTCGCAAGGATGTGCAGGACTGTCCTGAATGGGATGAGTTGCGTAATGACGAGAGGGTGATTGCATTGGCAAACCAAAGCCATGTTGTTGATGTTTATGGGCTTCCCGAAATAGAGCCGCAAGCTCAGGAGGAAAAATGACAAAATGGAAATGCAGTGACTGCGAATCACAGTTTTACGATCCGGATACAGTGTTGTATCGTGCTGGACGCATCGGCAATGGCTCGGAAAACTGGGAGAAAGACGAATACATAGATGTCTGTCCGGTGTGCGGATCTGATGAAATATATGAGGCGTATTTCTGCGATGATTGTGAGAAAGAGGCAGAAAAACTCGATGAAGACGATCTATGCCCGGAATGCGCCGCAAGAGCCGAGGAATATGATAAGATGGTAGATCGTGTAAAAGAGGCGCTTTCTGCGCCGTTAGACATGGTTCAAATGGTAAAACAAATATTAACTAAATAAAAAGGAGAATTAAAATGAATCTCAACAGGTATCGATCAACGTACATCGACCAGCCTGGGATGTATGTGGTAACCATCACAGAAGCGAAAAACGATTACACGCGTACCGGGAAAGAGTGCGTATTCGTACGATTTGAAACAGAACAAAATCAAGCAATCACATGCAGCTATGTGGAAGCAGTGTACTTCAAACTGTTCCGGTTGGCGCAATCAGCCGGTCTCACGGAAAGCCAGCGCGAGAACTTTGAGCCGGATATGTTGATTGGAAAAACGGTTAAAATAAACGTAATAAGTGATGATAGTGGCCGCGTAAATGTAGGCGAAACATATTCTGCATCGCTATCCGGCACGGCATCCGAATCAAATGATGCCTTGCCATTTTAGGAGATGATGATGAACGATCTTGTAGCATTACAATCGATTTCGAAGGAGCTGGCGCAGAGCCGGCTCCATGCTCACCGCAATCCCGCCGATGTGCTGTTTGTGGTTTTGGTAGGAGAATCTCTTGGACTAAACGCCGCTACGGCTCTTATGAACATATATAATGTAAACGGAATGCCAGCAATGAAGGCAGATCTAAAATTAGCACTTGCAAAGCGACATCCCGAATATGCCGGATGCGAGATTGATGCCAACACAGAAAGATGTATCGTAAAAATGAAGCGCCGAAATGAAAACGGCACAGAAGAAGCAATTACCAGCACATTCACTATCGAAGATGCAAAGCGAGCCGGATTGTTTCCCAAAAAAGATAATTGGCGCATGTATCCGCAACGCATGCTGAAGGCACGAGCAATTAGCTACGCGGTAAACGATTTGTTCCCGGACATTGTCTTCGGGATGCTCTCATCAGAAGAGGCGCAAGACATTGATCGGCACACAGAAAAAACTATGGCAGAATATGAAATCATCGAAAGCGAAGCAGAAACAACAGATCGGCCGGAAGCAGAAACAACAGATCAGCCGAAGCAAACAAATGATGAGTTTG